TCCATAATTTTGGCTTTTAATTCACCAATTTCTGAAACCATTGCCATAAATTTATTAAGGTCTATTTCAACCTCATTTCTACTCATGTCTCCGCTGAATTTTTCTTGATTTGACATTCTATGTCCTTTATTCTTGATTGTAAGTCTAAGACTTCTTCTTCAAGCTGTGCCCAAATACTAGGGCTTTTTGTTGCTTTTTGGTTTCCCAATACAACTTTTAAAGCTACTTTAGCATTGTTTAATCTAATTTGTAGCATCACGCAACCATTTATACTCATCACTTTCCAAATCTATTGGGGATACTGATGTAGCATGTACATGGTTTGTGTTTTCTTTAAATTTACCTTCGCTGACTGCTTTTAATATCCAGTTAGCTGGGTCCCCTTTTGTAAGAGGTTGTGTAAAAATAATTTCTACTTTATATCCTTGTTGGCTCATTCTTTTTTGTTTCCTTTCATTACTAGCATGCATAGCCCTAACCCAGCCATCGCTGTTTTCTTGCCACCTTTTGTCATTTACCACAGTATTCGCAGGTTCCTTTCAGACCTAGTAATCTTCTTTCTGTGTCCTCTTTTTGTTTTTCTGTGATTAATTCATTGATTCGTCTATAAGCCGCACTCAATTGTTTTTGCATACTTGCAATCTCGTTTTTTAACATATGAATTTCGTCTATCATATTTGTTTAATACCTAACACAAAGTTTTCTGCGCAGTCTTCTGACCAACTTTCACTTTTTGTAGGATAATACTCTAAAAATCCTGGCTTATCACCATTCTTCATATAAACTCCCCAACTCTTATTTATTCTATGTCTTACTACATGAGCTACTTTATCGTCCTGAGTGTAAGTAGAATATATTTTATATTCGTTAGTGTCTTGCATTTTTTTGTTCCTTATATAATGTGAAGGCCTCAGCTACATACTCATCTATAGTCATGTTTCGCTTATTTGCATCTGCTGTCATAGCGTCCCACATTTCTTGTGAGATAAAATATTCTTTGCCTTCGAATTTAATTACCACTGCTAAAGAGGTCAGCTTCTGCTTGCCTTCTGCGTGTTAATCCTTCTAGTACTTTGCCTCCAGCTTTGTTCCATCTCATTATTTGAGCTGGTACATTTACCATATCATTGGCATTAATTACTTTTAGCATTGTTGATGCTTGAAAGTTAGATGAGCCTAAATTATAAACCCAAGATACTAACGCATCAAATTGATTTTGTGATAAAGGTACTGTAACTAATGTATTTACATAATTTTCGTACTCTACCAACTCTTTCATTAGCATATCATTAGCTGTATCTTCTGATATTACCATGCCTTCTTGCACACCTTTTGTATGCCCGTAGCCTATTGTCCATACGCCTGCAGCGCATTTATAAGCATTTAATTCTAAGCCTTCGAATGTTTTTATTAACTCTAAGCCTTGTATTCCTATTTTCATATTTGTCCTATATGTAGAAGCTTTCGCCACAGCCGCAGCGTCCGCTCTCTTGATTATTTGTGATAACAAACTCCTCATTAAGTCCATTAACCACCCAATCCAATTTTGCATCTGTTAGATACTCCTTGCTGTATATATCAATTACTAATATATCTTGATATATCACATCAGTTAAGTCAGGACTCTCGGCATAACTTAACTCATATGTATATCCACCACAGCCGCCACCTGTGACTTTAAGGCGAGCGCCCCAAGCAGAACTTGAGGCGACTCTCTGTTTTAACATTGTTAAGGCTTTACCTGTTATCTTCATAGTAATGGTAGCATCGCTAGATACATTGTTCCAAAACATACTGTAAACATAATAATTACCTCACATAACTCCCCATCAGGGCAGTAGTTATCTTTAACTTTCCGAATCGCTTGCAAAAGTGCATAACGATTAAGAAATCGTTTTGCATATTGCATAAGTTTCTCCTAGCCTATTTTAATCGTCTTAGGCTTCTCTTCGTCAGGTGTATTGACCTGAAGGTTAATAACTAACATACCATTTTTGAATCCCGCGTCGGCTATCTCTACCCAATCGCCCAAAGTGAAAATTCTGCTAAAAGTTTTACCACTAAGTCCTTTATGGACATAACGCTCCTCTCCAGAATCAAGACCTTGCTTTTCTGTTCCTTCTATAGTAAGTTTATTCTTGTGTTGCTTGATGTCGATATCATCTTTTGACCAACCTGGTAGAGCCATTTCAATACGGTAGCCCGTATCTCCAACTGCTACTAAGTTGTATCTTGGATAGTTAGTAAGAGGTGAACTTTCATTTCTCCTAGTTAATTCCTTATTCAAGCGATCGAACCCGACAAATAATTTGTCAAAGTCGTTAAAGTTTAATGCTGATAATCCAGTCATTTCCATTCTCCTATTTGCGTCCTTTCGGCACGCGCTGTGAGACCCTTTCGGCATCTCGGTTATTATAATATTATGTCTAACAAAACCCGACCACAGGTGGAATGTGGTGCTCCTGCCTCTAAACCCTCAGAATGATTAATTCCTACTCGTGCCAGACATATGAGGGGTTTTGATTTGGAAGTCCCCACAACTCCGCATAAATTAACATAAATTATTTAAAATTTATACTACTATTATAACAAAATTTACCACCCTTGTCAAGAATTAAATTTCAGTCCTCGTCAAAATCTATCTGCCCATCAGCTTTTAGATAATCTAATGTATGACTAATTCCGTTTCTTCTACCTAAATTGTAAAAGATATGACCACTAGCACACGCTGTGAATATTAAAAATGTTATTTGCCAATCCATTCGACATCTCCTTTTGGTATCACTTGATACGCACCCTTGTTATAGGCAGGAGCAACAGTATAATTCTTACTAATCTCTAGTCTTTCCTCTTTTGTTAAGGTAGTTTTACTACTCGTAGATTTACTACTGGTGGAGCTGGAGGGAATCGAACCCACGACCTCATGCTTGCAAAGCACGCGCTCTCCCGACTGAGCTACAGCCCCTTTGAATTTTTTAGTTTCCTGAGCTACGAAGTCAGGTCTCTTTGCTTTTTTCCATGCGTTTGTTTTTCTCTTGCGTCCGCTTGGTGAATAACGCATACTACAATTTACAATCATAAAAATTCCTTATATTATTTTAATATACATATATTATACACTTTTTCAGTAGCCAAGTCAAGAAAAATATAAAGGGTTGCTGAAAATAACTCTTGACTTTGGAACTTAATTTTGGTATAATATCCATATGATAAAAACTAATAGATGGACTGATAAGCAAGTCAAAGAACTAAAGAAGTTCTACGGCCATGTGCCTGTAGATACTCTCGCTAGTATGTTGAATAAAACACCTTCAGCTGTTACGAGTAAAGTACACTATCTTCGCAAAAGAGGTTGGACTTTTGACAGCAAGAAAATAGACTCAAAAGAGTTTGCTCGTCAATGCAAAGTATTCTATGGTGATAACTTGCCATGAAAAGACAGCAGAAAAACTATAACTTTGACAGATTACTACGAATTTTTCGGAATAAAACAAAGCGTGATGGCAAACTAGAAAAACTCAAAGAGAAAACATACTACGAAAAGCCAGCTCAACGAAAGCAACGGCTAAAGAACGCAGCTATACGCAGAGAAGCAAAGCGCAACCGTGATGAAATGTTAAGACCTCAGAGAGGCTTCGTCTCCAAATCCAGAAAAAGATAACTATCTACTTCTAAAATAAACTTTTTTATGTTAGATAAAACCTTTCCAGACAATCCTGCCGATGACATAGGCAAATAAAAATATTGCATTTTTGTTAAAGTTGTGGTATAATATATACATAATTGATAATAACGATGCTAACTAATATTCATTCAATTCAACAAAACCTAACTAAAGAGCATCACCTGAGAGACAGCTCTTCCCTAGAAGAGATGGCTCGAAAGCTGATGTCTCGTTAAGTGTTGTTGGTAATGCGATTAAAGCAACTAATTAATCCACGATTCAAACTCCACTTCAACGGGGTTAACAAGCTAAAAAGCAATTTACTACACTTGTATCTAAAATTCAACCAAATAAACTTCCATAACTTACGCCAACCGAAATTATTTTTTGGTCTATTTTACTGCATACGATTGCTACTATACTGACACAAACTGTGAGAAATTTCCCCTAGACTATATTAGCCCCGCTACGGTTTGAGGTGAAGTGGGGCCAGAACAGCCCCGCTACGGTTTGGTTAAGAGCAACTATCTAATATAAACATTAGAATTGCTAAATATAACATCATTGACCAAAATTTGCCTTCAGTCATGACTTAGGAGTTCCATCAAAGAATAAATAGTATATAGCACTTATGATAAGTCCATAGAATACTAAATCAAAAAATATGTTAGTGAAGTCCATCTTTGTACTCCATAAACTCATCAACACTTAGTACTGTAGATTCTTCAATCCAATGACCATCAACATGGTACTCTTGTTCTTCTACATCTACTACTTCAGTTTGATAGTCCGAGCCATACATTCCACTAGAAGCACAATAGTTATCCAAATGTTCTTCAGCTTCTCTTTCAGTTTCACAAACAAACTCAATTGTTTCTACTACATAAACAGTTTTCTCTACTTTAGCTATGTATTTCTTTAGCATATGGTCAGCCATTCTCAATACCCCCTATTGTATCATGCAGAAACTTTATTACTTGCTTCGGGGCTTTCTCTAGTCCCATAAGTTTACTACTGTCTACTTCAAAGAGTTCTGCTAATCCTAAAATTAATTGCTCTTTTGTTATTGGCACTTCGCCAGTCTTTGTGGTGTATACTTGTTTTCTATATACGCCCTCTCTACTTAGCTTTCCTATGATAGATTTTATACTCTTATCTAACTCCTCAGCTAACATATCTACTGTTTCTCTATCAGGCTTGAGCCTGTATTGATTGACCATAAATTCTACTTGGTCTTGTGTATAATTCGCTGCCATAACTACTCCTAATAATATAGATTCAAGCCTAGTTTTAGTACTCTGCCATTCTCTAATGTTATACTTGCGTTACCACCGCTACTTGCTACTAGTGTAGTTTTACCACTAGCTGATGGACCAACTTCTTTAGCTGGGTCTACTACAAAGTGTAATAAGCCATCTTCTTCATACATATGAATTGAGCCTTCTTTGCCCATTTTTACTGCCTTTTCGTTCATTTAATCCTCCTCTGGATTTTCATCATCTGGTAGTAGAGGGCTTAGGTCTACGCCAGTCATTTCTTTAAATTCTGACATTGAATTAACTAAATCGCTTTTTACTAAACTTTCTAGTTCTTTCAATATCGCTTGTATTTCTTGTAAATTGGTTTCTAACTGAGTTGCTAAGTAGTCTATATCACCATTTAGGTAATCATTCTCTACATTAAGCTCAGCTAACCTGTTCTCTAGTATAGTTTTCCTACTAGGTCTGCCCCCACCTTTTTTGATGGGGAACTGTATGATATTATCTTTTGACATCGAACTCCGCCTTTGGCATAGAAAAGTCTACATTTAGCATACCAGGCTCAAAACCTTTCTGTCTTGCTTCTGCACACATCATTTCATCTACACGCTCTCTAAATTCTTCTTCATTAGCGGCTCTGATAACTACATCTTCATCTTTTATGAAATGCTTTTGCACTCTACCAATCCACAGTTGTCTGCCAACTATCTTGCCATCTACTGTGGTTTGGCCAGTTACAGAGTCAGTTTGTATTAGCTCTCTTTTGAATTGCTCAAATACTTCTTCTCTAGTCATTACACTAACTCCTTCTGTTGCATGATGTCCCACTCAGCTTGAGTGAAAAAATCTATTTTAACACCGCGTCTAACTAATTCGTTTATGCACTTGATTCTTAGTTTTGGTTTAGTTCTGCTACTATTAATAGTCTCGAACAATAACTCTTTACTTTGGCACTTCATATAGTGGTGCTTCCATACTTTTATTGGCGAGTGTGTGTTCATTCTTTGTCCGCGCACTCTGTTTATTACTCTTTCACTTGGTTTAAATTTAGCTGGCATTTTTCTCTCCTATCCTTGCTAGAAAGCTTTTTACACTCTCAAATGTTTTTGTTTCGCTGTCATAGATTTGCCCTCTAGCCAGCCCTTTTGTTTGTAGACTATCTACTATGTACTCATAGCATACTTCTGTTATGTGTTCGTATGTTATGCCATAGTCAAATTTTATAGTATTGTATGCGTACTTGATCGCTCCTAATACTATTCTTTCGCTGACATCATCTATATCACAGATGTAGCCATACTCTTCTTTTTCGCTATCTTTGCAGAAAGCATTGTAATACTGTAGCGAGTCTCTCACTTCTTCTGTGGTAATTACCATAAATACTACTGCATTATTTTTTTCTTCCCATTGTGTCAATTCCTGCCACATATTACTCTCCTGAATTATCAGCATGTTTCCATGCTTTTGTTGTTAATTTTTTTCTTCCGTTGCCGTCCATGAACTTGTGCTTTGGTTCAAACATTACAGGCACATCATACTCGTCAATCGTTATTTCTTTCGTAGATTTATTACTTAGTTTATCTACTATCCATTTTAGCCAATTCATCTTGCACCTACTATAGTTACTTGGCCAACTCGAGACTCTGTCTCAACTGCGGCTTTCGCTGTCATAAATAATGTGCCATCGGAATATCCCACTAACTGGCGTCTTTTGATTTCTCTCCTAGCTTCGCGACCATCTTTAGTTTGGTCATTACGCATAGCATGAAGAGCTTTGTCTGTTTTGTTTAAAAATGTTAAGTTCATCGCTTTCTCCTTCTAAAATTCTTTTATTATTTTTTAATATGTATATTATATCAGGCTTTACAGGGATTGTCAAGAACTATTTTCTGCTACTTTATTCTAGGCACAAAAAACCCGACGCTTTGGCCGGGTACAAAAATGTAATCATTTTAATTTCACGAGAGGGTTAACGCATTCCGACTCATGTGTAGTTTTGGAACTGCTTGCGTGCGTATAAGACTTACATTCCGCCTATTATCCCCTGCTTTATCCACAGAGCGGCATACTACTCTTTTACTCTATCTGACAAGCGCGACTTGTCGTCCAAAGATTTCCCAACTTACTTGCTTCTTCCCTTAGAACTTTCATTCTGTGTAGCTATTTACTTTCGCTTCCTAATGAGAGGCGAGGATTACACTTTCGCTGGTTAGTTAATTAGTATATCGCTGGTAGATTGGAAACTACTTCCGCCAATCTGCTATCCCTACTGTTTACACAGGTGGGCGTCCTTCACCAGAGCGTTGTCTGTCGTGCAACGAAGCGATAGAGGTTTTTGTTTTATATCAGCCGTCTCTCTATTAGCCATACTGATAGTTTTTACACTCCAAAGTCTTATCGCAATCCTACTAACTCCTAAGAGCCGTGGCTTGACTTATTGCTAAGTGTAAGAGCATTCCGCTCACGAGATTGTATAGTCATAATCTACGCCTCAATTACTAGTATTCTTATCGCTATCACCCTGCGCCACACTGCTTTAGGAGTCGGTGGTCGACACCCCTACGCTTATACCTGCGAGGATAGGTGAAAGCTCGGGTTTTCGGAGATTATTTATTGGCCGAGGCTCAATCATTAATTTTTTCTCTTGCTCGAAAACTCTTGCTTCCTTTGTTCTCAATTTCTATATATATTATACAAAATTTCAACTGCCAAGTCAAGAACTATTTTTCACTTGCTTAAAATAAGTTTGATACTGTACTTTAAGCAAGGGAATATAATTCCCTCCGCTTCGTAGCAACTCTATTGAATTGCTACTTAGCTGGTGGTTAGTCTAGCCATTGATAGCGTCGACTAGTCTTTGTAAGTCAGCTTTGCTGGCTTTTACTAGAGTTGGAAGTTCGATTCCGAAGTGCTCTGCGACTTCTGATACTAGCTCTTGTTTTCTGACTACAGGTTCGCCTGATTTAGTCACTTTAGGCTGAGCTACATAAACTCCTTCTCTTGAAAGCTTAGCAATGATGCTTCTTACAGATTTGCCCATCTCTGCTGCCAACGCGTCGACTGTGTCTCTTGTTGGGTTAGCTTCGTATTGAGCTGTCATAGATGCGACCATTTCATCTGTGTAGTTTTTAGGTCTGATTGCTGTATCTGCCATGTTTAGTTTTTCCTTTATGTATGTTATTAAATTTTTCATTATGAGTATATTATACTTCACTTTATGTCGCCTGTCAATAGATTTCTTAATCTACTTTATTCGTGGTAATAATGATAGCGACTGTCATCATTATTATGCCCACTACAAATTCAATCATAGCTCGAATCCGTACGCTATTGCTATCATAATTATAAGCCATGTTAGCGGGTGGTAGCGAATTACTCTCCAATGCTGATGCCATTGTTCATGCACTTCATCGTTGTGTTTTAGCCACTCTTGTATATCGAACTTCTTTCTCTTTTTCATAACTATATTATATAGGGCTAACTGTCGCGAGTCAAGATATAGCTTACGCGGATTATCATAAAATAACGCTAGCGAATTCTCGGGGGCGGGACGCGAAATGTCGACACTTCGTGTCAAATCCTCGCAAATGTCGAAAATTGTACGCAAATCGCACCAAATCTGCACATAACCCCGCATAAGTTTTTTCTTGACACGCGCAACCCCGCTATGGTACAATAAACTGCAAAGACTATAGTTTTTGCACTCGCATGCGCGCGTAGGCTTAGGTTTTATACTTAGTTTTAGCACTGGCGCTGGCTGGCGCAGCCTCTATAAGCCACGCAGAGTGATTTTATGGTTAAAAAACCCTTTAAAACCATCAAAAAGCGTCTAAAAAAGTCTATGTAGCGGGGAAAAAACGAATAAAGGCGGGGTAAATACGATAAAAGACCAATAAAAAGAAATTAATTGAAATTCGCGGAAGAAAGTACTTGACAAGCCGACCCCGCTATGGTATAATGGGCGCCAAAGCGAACTTTTGTCCATAAAAAACCCCGCGATTGCGGGGTTTGGAACATTCGTTTCGTTATACGAGGTCGCTAACGAATTTGATTGTTTCTATGTTAGCTCTTTCGAGACTTTTGACGATTTTCGCGTCTACACCTTTGTCTAATAAAACAGCCATTAGTGCTTTTTTAGTGATGCGAGGTGCTTTTGGGGCAGTTGTTTCTTTTTTCATATTGTTCTCCTTAATTTATAAAAACTATTATACAGACTCAAACCCCGCCTGTCAATAGACTTGCTCAATTTAATTAAAATAAATTAATTTAAAATTTTTCTTGACAAGCGTAAATTTTTGTGTTATAATGGGCGCTGCGCGCCTGTGGAAGACTTGTGTATAAACTGTGGATAACTTTTGCACTCGAAGAAAGACATCTCGTTTTCGCACTCGTTTTCGCACTGGCGCTGAGCGCACTTTCGTTTTTGCACTTCACTTTGGCACTGGCGCAAAAAAAAAAAAAAAAAAAA